ACTGAAGACTGGAAACATCTCCACCTGGGCCTTCTTTCCTTCCAACGCGGAAGCGACTCAAGCTCAGAGGTCTACTGGCCCAAGCACGACGAGTGGCAGGAGTGGGCTGTGACCATCTATAGGAGAGCGGTAGACAAGGCGAACGGAACAACAGGCTTAGGCCCGAAGTGCGCGGCGTCTTGGCTTGCCATGAGGGCGCTTCAGTACAAGTGGAAAGACCTGTTTGAGTTCTGGGCAGAGAGAGCGCACAAGGCTGGACCCATGCCTATGGAGTTCATTGAGTCTGACTTGATGAAGCGCGTGTGGGAGAAGATGGTTGTAGAGGAGAGGCTTGCCTTTGCCTGGGACCGATTTCGCCGTGACTATGAAGAGGGCATGGGGTTCCCCCTACATGCTAGCCCGCTTGCAGGTGCGCGTCGGCGCGTGACGACGCCTAGCGGCGCGTTGGAGGATGAAGAGTGAGTGTGTTCGTTGGCGTAGACCCTGGCTTGACTGGCGGCTTGGCGCTTATCTCTGAAGCTGGCGACGTAATTAAAGCCACGCCCATGCCTCGCCTTAACGGAAGCGCTGGCCCGCTAGACACCAACGCAATAAAGGCGTGGTTCTCTGAGGCTAAGAGAGCAGGAAGAGTCTATGCAGCCCTTGAGCGGGTGTCCGTTAGGCCAAAGGAAGGCGTGAAATCAACGCTTACAGCGGGCATTAACTGGGGGTTTATCAAGGGGATGCTCGTCGCAATAGGCGCAAAGCACGTAGAGCCAACGCCTCAGCAGTGGAAAAAGGCCCTCAGCCTGCCGAAAAGACCCGGCTCAGAGCGGAAGAAGGCGAAGGAAGACGCCGTTGCTATGGCGATGCAGCTATTTCCTGGGGTGTGCCTTACGCCTGGAAGGAAGCGAGTCCCGCATGACGGGATGGCAGACGCGTTGCTTGTGGCAGAGTACGCGAGAAGAGTGCTGTCTTAGCGGATAGGACCAAGGTAGTCGGCTATCTCTGCCATTCTTGCGTCCGGGCCAAGGGTTCCTGGGCCGTAGACTTCGTTTACCTCTTCTATGCCTGCCAGTCGCCTAGCGTCGTTCTCGGCTTCTTTCCTGGCAGCAATTTCGAGGATGTCTTTCTTTGATAGCGCGTCTTTATAGCCAGGACCTGGGGCTGTGAAAGTGCCTCCAGTTCGCGGTCTGTATGCTTCGTAGCCAGCCATAGCAGAGCCAGCCCCAACGAGAGAGCCAATCGTAGCGTCTGTAAGGATGTTCTTAAGGCTAAGTGCTTCCTTTGCCGCGCCCTTTAGGAACTGTGCGGCTTTGGCTCTGGTTGATGGCTTGAATCGAGTCTCTCGCGGCTGAGCCGAGATAATCGGTGCCTTCCCCTGAATAGACTTTCCCGGCTTAGCTGTGTATCCGCTGGATTCAAGCTCGTCTTGTAGCGCCCTGATTGCCGCTTCCCCCCTGCGCTTCCCTTTGTACTCTACGTTTACCCTGGCTTTCGGGCCCTGCTTGGTTCGCCAGTCCGCCTTTCCGGTTCGTTTGATTGGTGAGTACGGAAAATATCGGAACTCCCCCTCAAGCCCATACCCAGGCGGCATCCTTCTTGAGAGAGTGTCGTGCTTCTTGGCAATAGCGCGAAGGTCTTCTATTTCGTCTTCGGAGAAGCGGCCCCTTACCTTTGGCTGCGTGTTTAGCCAGTCCTCGTAAGAAACCATCGACCTTGGCACGTTGCCAAGAGCGCCACCAAGAGCGCCAGCCTTAGCTGATGCAAGGGCAAGCTCGTATAGGCCGATGTCGCGCTCAGCGCCTAACTGTATCTGGGTCGCTTCTGGCACCTAATAAGCCGTTCTGAGCGCGTCTTCCATTGGCCCGCTGTTGTGCGGGTTGTTCTTCTCTTTGCGCTTATTCTTGAGCGGCATGAGCTTGTGCGGCGGCTTGTGGTGCGGCTTGTCCGACATGTTGATTACGATCTTAATCGTCGGCCCTGACGGTGCTGGACGGTGACGCTCTTTGAGGGCTTTCTCGCCCTCTTCCAGCATGGCGTCTTCGACGCGCTCACACATATGCTTGTCTGGTACGTGCATCAGTATTTCTTTCGCCTTGATTGTGACGCCTTCACTGCCCTGCCTTGCCTTGCGGCTTTCTTCTTTGCTCCAGCACCTGTATAGCACTTGCCTGAAGACCCGTACTTCTTGCCGCCTTTGCCGCCTGATTTACACTTCTTTACTGGCATTGTTGTCCCTGTTATTGTGTCAGCACACTCAACTGGAGGAATCTGTGTTTAATCCTAGCGAACTTACTGTGAAAAGCGCCAGGGCTCGCCTGTGTGAGCTTGATGTTGCTGGTTTGGAGTCTGTGCTGCAAGCAGAGATTGACGGCAAGCATCGGTCTTCCTTGATTGCTGACATTGGCAGAGCCATCGACGCAATCAAGACCGCTGAGGCTTCTGAGGCTTCTGAGGCCGTTGTCGAGCCAGCGAAGGCCGTCACCCCCACCGTTGTAGAGGAACGCGGCAAAACGTATTACACCCAGAATCAGTACGGCCAAATGAACCGGGCTACGAAGAAGTCGATGGTTCTGACACCCCTTGGCTATACGAAGAGATACTGATGGATGCGGCGAAAGCCTGCTCCCTGTGTAAGAAAGCGCGCCCCCTAGACGATTTTCACAGGGACGCTCGATCTAAGGACGGGCGAAGGTCTCGGTGTTCTTCGTGCATCTCTGCCATATCCAAAGAGGACTCAAAGAAAGCCCCCGTTATTGACGAGGCTTTGACGCACATGGTCTGCCCGCGCTGTGAGCGCCTTGGTAGAGAAAGCCGACTGTCGCTTGAGTCCTTTGGTGTTGCCCGAAGGAAGAAAACAGGCAAGAACTCGTGGTGTAGGCAGTGCTGTTCAGAAGCCACTTGCGAGTGGCAAAAGACAGAAGAGGGCAGGCGTAAGCACATTGAAGCAGTCAAGAGGTACAACGAACGCAAGCGACTGGAGCGTTCCCACGTTTGAGACAGACAGCGACCGCTATGAGTGGGAGATACAGCAGCGGTTTGAGTCTATGGATACGCTCGATAGGTGGGTTGCGGCTGACGGTGTTTACACTATCGGCCCGCCCATCCCGCCAAAGGCTGTCGTCTTCTTTGACGATGTAGCCACTAAGGCTTTTGAGAAGGGGACGAAGGACGGCTACCTGGCTTGTAGACCGGCTGCTGAGAAGCTTGGGATATCTAGAAAGTCTGTCAGGCTATTCGTGGACAGGCTTACCGATACGCGAGTTGCTTACGTTGTCTATCCGGGGAAGATAAAGAACAGCCGGTATCACTGTCGGATGATTCATAGGAACAGCATCAGGACGATAAAGAAGAACGTCCCATACTGGATGAAGAAAGCGCGACAGGGTGGCAAAAAAACAACAGCAGAAAATCTTCGCAGAGGTCGCTGAGTTAGAGCTTACGTGTGGCGATCACACAGACTTCTCTTCCTTCGCTGAGAAGCACCTTCTCATCCAGACAAAGCGCGGAGAGCTTCTCCCTTTCAAGCTCAATAAGAGCCAGCAGATCCGCCAGAAGATGCTGGACGAGATGGAAGAGGCCGACGTTCCCATCCGTGTATGGGAGGCCAAGGCAAGGCAGGCAGGCTGTAGTACGCACATCCAGGGCTGGATGTTTCATCGCTGCATCACAAAGCGCGACGAAATCGCCCTTATCGCCGCTCACGCAGACCACTCCGTTCACAGCATCTTTACAAAGGCGAAGATGTTCTATGACAACCTGCCCAAGAACCTCCAGCCTCTCACTAAGTACAACAATAGGGCAGAGCTAGACTTCCGAGCGCCCAGTGGCCCGTCTGGGCTGAGAAGTAGGCTGTCAGTTATGACGGCCAAGAGCGCAGAAGACGCTCGCGGAACGACTGCCAGGTTGGCTCACTTCTCAGAGGTAGCCTTCTATAAACAGCCAGAGAAGTATTTCCTGGCGACCCTACAGTCGATGCCAGACGGCCCAGGAACGTTTGCTTACGCAGAATCCACCTGTAACGGATCTGGCGACTTCCACCACACGATGTATCTAAGCTCCAGGGTGTGGCAAGACGAGACCTACCCGTGGATGCCGCTGAAAGAGAAGTATCCAGGCGACGTAGACTCAGCCTGGTACGCACACTTCACCCCCTGGTTCATTGTCGAAGAGTACGAGAAGGCTCTCTCATGCAGCGAAGCGGAGTTCGTTGCCTCGCTAGACCCCGCAGAACAAGAGCTTCTAGCCAAGTTTGGCGAGTGGATAACACTTCAAAACCTGTCCTGGCGCAGAGCAACGATAGCTACCAAGTGTGGCGGCTCTATAGAGCGGTTTCATCAGGAGTATCCAAGCACAGACCAAGAGGCTTTCAGCGCATCCGGCTCTCCTGTCTTCGACCTTGATTCCCTGAAGAAGCAGCGGGAGATCCACGGGTGCTGGTGTGAACTCTGCCTCCCATACTCTGGAGCTAGAAAGCCAGACACAAATATCTGCCCAGAGCATCGCTGGTACGAGATAAGAGATAAGAGCGACTACCCGTTGGGTAGAGAGCGCATGTACTCAACCTACAAGCCAGAGGTCTACGAGGTTGCTCGCGGCTCTGGTCGGTTGTCTATCTGGAAGCACCCTGAGTCTGGATGTCGCTACATCATTGGCGCTGACGTAAGCAAGGGGGCAAACAGCAAAGACTGGGATCACCTGTACGTGTGCGATCTAGCCACACTTGAGCAGGTTGCTGAGTGGCGAGGGAAGATCGAGCTAGACGAGCTAGCCCCCATTTGCCTGCTTATGGCTCTCCACTACAAGAACGCTGTCCTGGCCCCAGAGATAACCGGACTTGGCGCTGGACTGATTGCTCTTCTTGAACGCTCTAAATACTGGAACCTCTACAGGCGTGTAACAACAGACACGTTAGGGGGTCCGACGATCATGCTTGGGTGGGATACAACA